TGTTGCACCAGAATTTGAAGATCCTAGTGATAAACCAGTAATTTCACTGTCATTATTTACTCGATATGCTAAATATAATTTTGTAGAATAAAATACCATTTCTGATCCATTTATTGTATTATCAGATTGATCAACTGGTATATTAGATATTTCAGTTGAAGTAATAGCATCAGTATCAATAACATATTGACCATTTGAATTAGCTGTTATAGCAAAATATTCATTATCTATTACCGCTGATCCACCTGATTCACCATTAAATTTAAATTCTGGAGTTTTTAAAGCAGGTACTCTATAACTTGGCAATATCGTACCTAAACTATTTGTAGTAGTTAAAAACCAAGAATAATCTGTTGCAGTATTTGAAAATGTATCTTTATTAGCTAAATCTACAGATCTTAAACCATAATAACTAGGTGTTGAAGATCCTAATGTTGTAATAGAAGCATTACCAGACCCTGATGAAAAATTACCAACAGTTGTACCTGTTGCACTATTATTTGTTATAACTAATCTAAATATATCATTAAAATATGCACCAGCAACTGAAGTAAATCTAATTTGACCAGATGTAGGTTGATCTTTTTCAATAGTCCAATCAGTAATTGATGTATTTATATTACTTATTGTATCTGCTATTGTATTTATAGCACCAGGTAATACTGGATTAAAAGCAACATAATTTTTATTCAAATCAGCAGTAGAACTTCCTGGTTTATATAATAAAACATTAGTTTTACCAGCATTATTTATATTAGTTTGAGTTGTACCTAAAATTCCTTGAGTAATACTTTTTGTAATATTTGAATCAGAAAAAGTAAAATCTAATCCAATATTATCTTGAATTGTTGTAGTATAATTTACTATTTTTGAATCACTTGAATCTATAGTTGCTGTCATAAATCCATTTAAAGAAGCATTTAAAGCATTTTTAAATTCAAGAGCAGAAGCAGTAGCATTTAAACCATTACTAAATATTTGTGTTGTACCACCAGTAAATGTAACATTACTAAATAAAGGATCAGTGCCTAAAGTTGTTGTATTTAAATTAGGTGCTGATATTAAATATGTTTCACCTAATACACCTGTTGTTGTAATTGATGATGTTCCAAATACAATATCACCTACATCAGGGGCACTAACAGATCCATTATTTACTGTAGCTGTCCATAATTTAGTTGCATCTGAATTAATAGGACTTACTGATGTAAACGTAATTTTTTTAGTAGTATTATCATAAGTAGCTGAATAATCATTAGGTGACTCAACATTATTATTTACTAATGCAATTAAATCTGTTCCAATTTGATTAGCTTGATCATCAGTAGTACTATCAGCAGCAACAGTTAATGTTAATGTTTCTGTACCGTGTGGTTCAGTTAAAGTTATAGTTGTAGCATTAGAAGTTCCAGTACCATCTGTTTCATATTCATAATTTGCAGTAATATTTGTACCATCAGCACCAGCATCATTAATTGAAAAAGCTGTTGTTTCATTTGTAGCTGTACCTGTATTAACTATTATTTCATAACCTTGAAAATTAATACTACTACTATCAGGATTTATATCTGATACATATTTTGGTAATGAAACTGATAAATTATTTACACTTAATCCTAATATTGCTGTTCTAATTTCATTTAATGCATCAATAGCATTAATTTGATTAGAAAATATATTATTAATAAAGGACCCTAAAGAACCTAAATCAACTGAATACTTAGTATTTGAACCTGCAGACCATCTTGTTTCTGATGAAGGTTCAGCAGTATTATAAATATATAAATTATTATTTAAAATAAATTCTTTATCATAACCTATAACATCAGCTGAATCTGAATAAGTTTCCTGTGATACATATGTTCCACTTCCATTATTAGTATATACTTGAGTATTTGTAGTATTTACAGCAACAACAGAATTAGTATCTATAACATGAATATTATTTAAACTATTTCTCATAGTAACACCAGTAATTATATTTGATGCTGCCCAAGTTCCTGCGTTTGAATAAACAGAGCTAATTACTGCCATTTTTAAATTTCCTTATTAGTTAAATTGTGCTCCACCTTGTGCACCCGATCCTATATTATCAATAGACCCAGTTTGTACAATTTCAGAACCAGTATTAGTATATGTGATTACATTATTAACCGCTGAAGCAGTATAATCAGATAAATTATTTATTTGTGTTGCTATAGCCGTAGCCGTAGCATTAACAGTTGAAGACATAGCCCCTGTTAAAGGTGAAGAAGTAGGTGTTAAAAGTAATTTATATGTTTTACCTGCATCATCAGTATTATCATAATTACTATCTAATGTAATTGTATAAGTATTTGTTGTACCCGGTCTTGTTAAAATTAATTCTCTAACTGTTGAACTTGTAGTAATTTTTACATTATTATCATTTAAAAGTTTAAGAGATAAAACACCACTTATAGTTTCAACATCTGTAAATACCTTTTCATATCTATGATAATATCTAATTTTAGAACCATTATACCAAACAATAATATTTTCGTTTGTATCTACAATGTTATTATTAATATCTAAATTTGATATTGTTTCTAATATTGCCATTATTTTATTCCTATATTATTCATTAGTTAAATTGTGCTCCACCTGTAGCGCCAAATGTTGAAGGTATTAAATAAAAATTCCATATTTGACCTTCAGTAGTACTACTATTATAAAGTAAAATATCATCTCCCATAGCACTTATATTATAATTTTGAACACCACCTGCATTTGATCTGGCATAATATGACCAAGTAAAATTTGTTAACCTAAATGAAAATAATTCAGTATCAGACATTACATATATAGTATTAGTACCTACAGTTACTGATCTTCCAAAACCATTTGATACACCATCAGTTACTAATGAACTTAATTCTAAAACATCATTAACTTTAACACTATTATTTGAACTATCTGCAGTTAAAAATGCTGTAGAATTCCAATCTGCAATATTTGATATTGTTTTTCTAACTGTATCATTTCTTATTTCGTCAGCTAAACCAATATGTAATAATTCCTTTTGTGTTACATTACCTCTTGTTCCTGTAAAACTTAATTCTTGAACTTCTTGTACAGATGTACCTGAATTAAAAGATGTAGGAAATGTTATAGATCCAGAACCATCAGCATTACCTGTTCTAGTAATAGTATTAATTGATGAACCTGTATAACCTATTTGTTGAACAGCATTAGTTGAAGTAAAACCATCTCTTATATTTGATCCAGTATTGCTATCAGCATATCTAATTTGAGTAAATCTATTTACAACACCATAAGGATTTTTTGTATCATTAGGATCAATAATAATACCAGAATTTCCTGAAGTAATACCACCAGTATCTGGTCTAAATACACCAAAATTATAAGAATTAGAAAATGCTCCTCTAGCAAATTGATTAATTGGTCTTACCCAAAATACTAAAGTATCTGTAAAATCTATATCAAATACTTTATGTGTAATTGTAGCATTTTCAGTAAATGGACCTGTTGATGTTCTAAATGAAATATTAAATTCTCTATCAGCAATAGCAGCATTAACATCGCTTCCAACATATATTTCAAACGTTTCTGTTAAACCAGTAGGAACAGTCCATCTTAATTCTACAAACGGAGTAGTTGAACTTGTATCGCTATTTATTGCTGTTAAATCAGTTATTGATCCAAAATTTCTTGGATTAGCCAAGTTTGTATTTGGAGCTGTTTGAAATTCTGTTAATGCCTCTTCTGCATATGCATCTGCATTATATTCTTGTGCTGTAATTGTATATCCTGAAACACCTTGATCATTCATTTCAGTTTCAGTAATAGAATTAACTTTAAATAATTTATTAGTAAAACCATAAATACTATTTGTAACTGAAACAATATCATTAACTTGTAATGCTAAAGCCTTTGTATCTGTTTTAAATGAAACAATTAAATTATCTCTTGATGATTTCATTATAACATTACCAGCTCTTTGAGCCATAATATTATTATTTATAAATTTAAATCTTGTGTCTTGAACTAATTCTGGTTCATTATATGATTTTAAATTATCAGGTAAATCTAAAAATACTTGATCATCTTGATATTTTTGATCATAAGATTTAAATGAAATATTCATTTTATTTAATGAACTATTAAATCCATCATTAACTATTGTAACATCTCCATAAATATTATCATCATTAAATGACATTACGGATGATCCTGTAGTATTAGATATAATTTGAAATTTACCTAAATGATAAGAAAATATACCTTGAGAACAATTAACTAAATCAGATACATTTAAATCTCTTTCATCATATGTATTTA